CTGATGATAGCTTGGGTGTTTGGTTTGGATCTATCTTGGATTACTCGGTAAAATTCTATCCAATGGAATCTTTTAAATCGCTAATAAAATCAATTCAAAATGGAGAGTGGGAACAAGAATGAGATACGAATAGTTGAGGCCAATGTCAATGGTATTCCTCAGTGGCGTATTTACATCAATCAAGAATTAAAACGTATGTTCCCAACCAAAGAACAAGCCGAGCATTATGTTACATTATTCAATAGAGATAAGAAATGAAAGCAACACTAGAATTTGATTTAGTAGAAGAACGGACTGAGTTCGAGGAGGCAGTTAATGGTTGGAAGTGGTCCTTGGCTATGTGGGAATTGGATCAGTACCTTAGAACCAATACCAAGTATGCACCCGATAGCCAACCACAAGAGGTTTACGATGCTCTGATTGCAGCGAGAGAAAAACTATTTGAGATAATGAGGGAAAGCGATTTATCATTTAAATGAACGCAGATAAATTAGTCAAGTTAGGTATTGACTTAAGAGATCGTTGGAGCGGAGAGGTTAAGACTGTCTGTCCTAAGTGTGCGCATACTCGTAAGAAGAAGAACGATCCATCCTTAGGCGTTAATATAGACACCGGAGTATGGAAGTGTCACCACTGCGGTTGGAGTGGCTCAGTGAACCAATATGTACGCCCTGAGCCCCGTCCAGAAGTTTCCCAACCTAAAATCTTTGAGTACTTTGAGAATCGTAAGATAAACGCTGAGACCGTTAAGCATTTTCGCATCAGTGAATCTAACGAATGGATGCCACAAGACCAGGCACAACACAAGGTCATTTGCTTCAATTACTTTCTGAATGATGAATTGATTAATATAAAATTCAAGACATCAGACAAGAAATTTAAAATGGTCAAGGATGCCAAGAAAGTTCCGTACAACATAGATGCTATCAAAAATTCACCATACGTTATTATTTGTGAGGGAGAAGAAGAGACAATGGTCTGGCACCAATCTAACTACGTGGGAATTTCTGTACCTAACGGTGCTTCTGTCAATAACAATAACCTCGATTGGTTGGATGGTGTGTATGACTTATTTACCGATAAGATAATATACCTTGCTACTGATAATGATGAGCCAGGCCGGAAGTTACAAGCTGATATAGGTCGTAGATTTATTGGTCACGATATTCGTATCATTGAATTTCCCGAAAAAGAAAAGGATGCCAACGATTGTCTTAAAAGATACGGGCAAGACTTTATTACACGATTGTTTGAGAATGCCAAGCCTTTACCAGTGGCCGAGATTTCCTCGGCATCTGATTACCTTTCTACCATTCAGTCGTACCATAAGGATGGTTATCCTATTGGCTCTCTGATTGGAATGCCTGAGACCGATGACCATATAAGTTGGAATCGTGGTGAGTTGGGAGTGGTGACGGGTATTCCAGGATCAGGCAAGAGTACTTGGTTGGATTTTGTATTTGTTCGTTTGGCCTTCCTAAAGAATTGGAAGTTCGGTATCTTCTCTCCAGAGAACATCGCCCCACTGAAGATTACTCGTATGACTGAGCAGTTGCTTGGCAAGGGTTTATCTGCTATGAATACGGGCGAAATCGAACACGCTGTTAAGACCATTGATAATCATTTTTGGTTTTACAATGTCGAAACCCTTGAAGACTACACCCTTAAGAATCTATTACGCCTTGCGGAGATGTTAATTAAGCGCAATGGTATTGATTGTTTATGCCTCGATCCTTTCAACTACATCGATCAAGATGGAACTGAGGAAAGTTCCAATGAAAGAATTGGAGGCTTGTTAAGAACCCTTAAAAAATTCGCAGTAAAAAATAATGTATTGGTCGTATTGGTTGCACACCCTCGTAAAATGGACAAGACATCCGCTGGGTACAACGTTCCTCGTTTGTATGATATATCTGGTTCTCATCATTTTTTTAACGTCCCTGATTGGGGTTTGGCTGTACATCGCTCGTTCCAAAATGGTCAGAAAGATCCGGTCGAAGTTCACATTCAAAAAATCAAGTGGCACTTCAGAGGTAAATTAGGTAGGGTAGATTACGAATTTGATCGGGACTCTGGTCAGTATTCAGAAGATGGAACTTTTAAATCATTACTAAATGTCAGGACACATATTCAATCTGATGAGAACGATTTGTTCAGCTCACCAGAAGCGTGGGGAAGAGGTGTTGGAATTCAACCTCAATCCACATTCGATGAAAAATGAGAAGTTAACATACTTCCTATTCAATAAAAAGATAATCCCGATTGTTTCCGAAGGATGGAATCGTGTCGGGGCTTACTACTACAAAGAACTCAATACCTCAGAAGGTATAATTTTAATTTCAACTTTAGCATATAGAAAAAAATGATAATCGTATACGATATAGAAACATTCCAGAATTGTTTTACTTACACCGGATTGAACTTCGATACCAAAGAGATAGATATTTTTGTTATCGGAGAAGACTTGGGCTCAGACTTAGATGCTTTCCAGACTTATCTCAAGAATCTCAAGGATAAGAAAGCCGGTATGGTTGGCTATAACAATATCAACTTTGACTGGCCAATCATCCGAGCAATTATGAAGGATGAGATTCGTACAGCCAAACAGATTTATGGTTATGCTCAAGAGATAATCGGCCAAGAGAAGCGATCCTATGTGACTCAAGACATCTCCCAATTGGATTTGTACTTACTTAATCACTACGACAACAAATCTCGTAATGCCTCCTTGAAATCATTGCAAGTGTCTTGCGGATGGAATAATGTATTGGATATGCCATTCAGTCACACTACACTGATTGATAAAATCAACCTAGAGAATGTGCTTCAATACAACAAAAATGATGTGGAATTCACGGCATACTTTTATGAGTTATGCCACGATAAAGTTGAACTTCGTAAGAAAATTGGCAAGAAATACAACCTTAAAGTGTTAAACAAGAGTGATGTAGTTATCGGTGAGTCTATCTTTTTGAAATATCTTTCTGAGGCTATGGATTTACCTACTAGAGAATTGCAAGAGATAAGAGGCAAGAGAGCAGATGTTAAACTTAAGAATATAATCTTTCCCTATGTTTCTTTCGAAGAGCCTTGCTTCCAAAAACTTCTCCACTTGATGAATGAGACCGTCTCATCTTCCTCTTTCTTGAAGAAGTTCGTAGAGAATTTAGATACAAGTATGAGCACCAATAATTTATTGGATAAGTTTCGGGACAATAACATTCGAGTACAGAGAATTGCGCAACAGAAAAAGAGTTTCAGTTTCTCCGTGAACTTTGATGGGATGCGTTTGGATTATGGTGTTGGTGGTATTCACGGCTGTATAAAGCCAGGGGTGTACAATGCAACTGAGACCCACGGAATCCTTGACATTGATGTTAAGTCTTACTACCCGAACTTATTCATTCGCAACAAGTTACACCCAAGGCAAATGAATCAAGATACCTTTGTTCAAGTGTACACCGATATTTTTGATGAGAGGGTCAAGGCACAGAAGGAGGGCGATGAGTTAACCTCCGATGCATTGAAGTTGGCACTGAATGGTTTGTTTGGTAAGACGGGCTCAGATGTATCTTGTTTCTACGATCCGAATGTCTTCTTTGCAGTCACTGTGAACGGACAACTACTCTTAACAATGTTGGTAGAGCGCTTAGTTCGTAAAGGCGCATCCCTACTGCAAGTTAACACAGATGGTGTAACAATTTTATATAGTTATTTGTTACGAGATGAGATTATGAAAATCTGTAAGGAGTGGGAAGAAGTGACCAAATTACAATTGGAATATGCAAATTACACATCTATGATTATCCGGGATGTAAACAACTACATTGCGGTACGTGAGGATGGTAAAATCAAAGAGAAGGGTGTATTCGAAACCAAGAAGGATTGGCACAAGGATAACTCTTATATGATTGTACCATTGGCTGTACGTGAGTACTTTGCGAAGGGAACTCCTATTCAAGAAACATTGCACAAGCACGAGAACATATTGGACTTCTGTGGGCGCTACAAAGCAACCAAGGGCTGGCACGTTGAATACATTTACCTAGATGGTGATCGTGAGAAAAGACTTGACTTCGGAAAGATTTATCGATTCCTTCCCGTTAAAAAAGGCGGTGTCAGTATGAAGATTAATAAAGATGGGCGAGAGCATCATCTGTGTGAGGGGTATCAAACATTTCCTTTTAACAAAATAGATGCGTTTGATAAGAGTAATTTGAACTATGGATTTTTTGAAAACGAATGCAACAAACTGATAGAACTGATACAACCGACACAATTGACTTTGCTATAAGCATAGGTGTCTCTACGTTGGGGATTGACTTGAGGAGAATACTCTTAGCGCTGCGGACCGAGATACCCAAACGCAAATTATTATTCTCCTCTTCCTCAAGAGCAGATGTGTTTATACCTACCCTCAGAGAGAAGTTTTTGTTGATACCCTACAAAGAGTATCTAGTTGTCAAGGCACGCAAAAAAATAAAGATTCCAATGTTGATGGATGGTAATATGCTTAGTGTGAAGGTGATTGATGTGCTAGTAGCCTGGTTGGAGAACCTTAAGATAAACGATAAGGTTAATATCGAACTTTGACCCACTCTCGGACGTATCGTCCATTGACATACTTAAGCATAGGAATCTCTTTGCTGATCACCTCCATTGGTTTATTCTTCTCCGACTTCTTAACAATGTTCTTATGCATTATCTCACACGCCACCATAGCATCGGCTAAATCCGTATTCTCGATGAGATAGTTTTTCAAATCGGTAATCATGTCAATGAACCAAATATCATCGCAGTGTGCATTCAGGTAGTCAATGATGTATGTATTACCACGCTCTGCTGTGACATCGTTCTTGTAGTAGCCGATAGAATCATCGTCCTTGCAGAATCCTCTGCCTAGGAAGATAGGTTTCTTTGCCAATAGGTGAAGTTTACCAGCATCCTTGTACTTCTGCTTCACTACGCCACCACGGTTAATCTCAATCATTGCAACAGCATCGTTGTAGTACTCTTGCATCAGTATCATATTTTGTACGATGGCATCGGGATCTGAGTCCCTTTCCGCATAATGAGCTACATACCTGTTGGTATCTATATCTTTGATTGTGATAGCTTGCTTAGACCCATCACCCATATTTTTTGAGTTAAATGGAATCGGGTCAATACCGGCAATGTACGTATGACCTTCTTGCGGATCTTCTAAGAAGTGCATCTGACTGCTGATGTTAGCCTTCTTCATTATCGTACCATCGTAATTGTACAACAATACTGATCGATCGATAGGAGGACGATTGCTAAGGATGATTCGCTCTTGGCTATCAAGTTTGGTCATAATGTGTTTAGGGAATGCACCTTGTCCAGACACAGAAAAAACCTCATTGATGTCCAAAGGATACTGCTTGATGAAAGAATTCAGATAAGACTTATCTTCTAGTTTGTCAAGGATGTCCCTACTCTGCATAATCCAATCTGTCGCACCCTTCTCATCGCTGTGACCATTGGGACAAAAGTTTAATATTTTGCCAGTTTCCTTACCGCTTATGTCTAATTCGGGCGCTTCCATAATCCCTTGATGACCAGGGAGAAAGAGTGTGAGAATCTTCAATGCTTCTGCATTTTCCCACAATGTTTTGGCTAATTTCTGGCCAATTGATGTGGCTTCTCCAGCACTACCTCCAATCACAATTGGAGCAACCTTAACGAATCCTGATTTAGTACTTGCTTGAGCCGATTTGTAAACCTTATCGGCTTTCGGATGGAGCATACACTCATCAATAAAAATATGCATTGCACGATACGCCTCGAATGCTGTCGGTGTATCTACCGTTTCCTTAGTGATGATTTGAGAATCTAAGCCCGTTATTTTTCCGGTCTTGTTGTCTCTTCGACCCAAGTGGAGGTAACCTTCCTGTCTTGTTGATACAATTCCAGGTTTTGCATACTCATCAAATTCATCATAAACCACACGCAATTTGTCTTTAAATAATGCTTCCAGACGTTTCTTGTCTGCTGAGGTTATTAGCGATGTGCTTCCAGGGTTGGTCATTGCCACCCACATTGGAATAATCCCCCCAAAAATAAATGATAAACCCACCTCACGCCTCTTGGTCACAAATAAATCGTGATTAGTTCGCTTGGCCTCAAGGTAACCATTGTAGATTAGATCATCTATATCTCGCCAAATCGGTCTTTTTTTGTAACCTCTGGCGTCTTTTACCCACGCTTGAGTTAATGCAAAGTAGTGAGCACCAGTTAAATCGAAACGACCTTCAACCCAATACTCTTTCTCCTTCCCCCACCAAAGCTCTTTCTCTTTCTGTGTGGCATTCGGATTCAGACCGTACTTGGCAAACCATTTGTCGTATTCAAATTTTGATGCTTTCATCGTCTATGCGATACACGATCTAAGAAACCACCTTCGTCCGCAAGATTCTCTTCTTCTGGGTAGGCTTCTAACTTCGCTAATTTCAAACTCTTGTTAATCTTATCTCCGGCTTGGAGTAATTGGAATAAACCTTTCTGATATGAATCGTCAAGGTCTAGTGTTTTGTCTTTGACAGAACTCATTAATTGTTTTGATGCTGAGACCAAAGTACTATAAAAGTCCTTAGCAGGATCAAAATCTTGCAACTGAAGTCTGTCTATGGCATCGACCTCAGTTAAATTATTTAGCCTTAGGTACTCCGAGAGTTTCTCTAAGGTCTGCAATTTTTCGTTTTTGCTCTTCAATTTCTTTTTGTGCTTTATTTGCCTCGATTGGATTTCCTAATGCGGTATAGTACTCGCACCAAGAAATACGTTTCTGAAGTTCTATAACTTCTTGTTCGATTATTTGTTTATTGCTTTTAGCCATTGCTCTAAATTAAAATTTGCGAGGTCTCCTTCCTCGATAACTTCCCCCAAAGATAAATAAAATCTAACGATATTTCCAAGGGTTAATAGTTGTTCTGCTGTCGCTGTATCTCTGTATCTAGAATCAGCATCCAATCCCCCAATTAAAGCCAAATGCACCTCTTGTCCTGGACAATAATTAATAGCGTGTAAATAACCTTTAGTGCTTATGCAATGCGTTAGTATAGGCGCTCTTTCTAAACCTCCGATATGAGTTGAGTCGGATGAAAAACGAACCTTTGCTTGCTCGTGCTTAGAAACCTCTGAAGGTTTTAAATTTATTTTGCTATATGTCCAGTAAATTTTCACAATTTGCTAAAGTACACCGCATTTGGATGTACGAATTCTTCCTTTGGCTCTTGCTCGTACTGCTCAATCATTTTGTTCAAGTACCACTGAGCTTTTTTCATATCCTCTAAACCACCTTTAGATTCGCAGCGCCATAAGTACTTAAGCACATTAGAAGTACATACGGCATCTAAGCCTCTTTTGTTGATGGTAGCGGATGCAATTGCGTCAATGCATTCTACTTTACCTTGCTTGTAATGTGAAGGGTTTACGTTGTCTTTCATGCTATAAATTCTTTATTTTCCACAAATATACACAATTCTTTCGGAACTCTATAAAATTCATCTGTGCCTTTTCTTTGGCCCGTGTTAATATATAATTTCTCTTTGTACTTCTCATTAAAAATAATGTCTGATCTACAGAATAGGGCTGCGTTGGTCTCTTTGCATATGATAACATACCAAAAGGTATCTTCTTTCCACTTCGCCTTTCTCTTGAGGAAGGAGACCGTTTTAAAAGGAAAATCTTCTCTGCAAGTCCAAGGTCTTTTGCTCTTCATCTCTACCTCCCATTTGTAATCAAGCCCATCTTTTTCTGAGACAAGATCAATCCCATATTTGTCACCATTATTTGAAACATTGTGACACTTTTTTCTCAAAAAGGCAGTGAGTAATTGCCTTCCTATCCCATCATTCTCATCAAAAGATTCTTGGTTAAACTTCATTTTCTTAAGTATAGGGCGAGTATCATACCAAAAAGGAATGCGCCTGCAATATACCACCAATTTATGAATTCTTTAGTAATCACCCTTCCGGCCACTTTGACTTCGTATGCCACCGTATCTCTGAAAGTTATGGTATCAGGCTTCACTGTTACCCCAAACAAATTTCCTTTCTTGTAGACAATCAATTTCTTTGTTTCAATAAACGTATCGCACTGAATAATAAATGAATCTTTGTACTCGGTGATGGGCACTTTAATTTCTTTAATGATGGTGTCCTTTACAATTACCGTATCAGTCTCGTATAAATACGGATATTTGCGTATCAAATTGTCATATCTCTGCTTCGGAGACCTACACGAAATTACCGTAATGCACATTGCGATAAATAATAAATTTTTCATAGCACAAAGATAAGTTATAAACTTGTAGGTTTACAATAAACCATAAATTGTAAACGTAAAGGTTAAAAGCCCACCTATTAATTCTTTGTTTACTAGCCTTTTTGCTAATATAAAAATAATAGACATTTCAAGTTCTCTCCTTGACGATGTCGGAGACCAAGAAACATTTCACCCATTTTGCAGGGTCGTTATCCGATTTGAGTTTCCTCCAGATAACACGAGTCAATTGTTTTCGGTGGGCTTTTAGTATAAAGGGTAGCCTAAGCCACCCTTTATACCCTAAACAAAAATAACTATGAAGACGGTACAAACTTATGCAAAAAATCCTTAAATGCCAAATTTGTGAAAAACAACCAATATATTGTGCAATTTGTGCAATTTTGGGATCATTTAACCATTATAATGTGCAATTATAGTACAATAATGAGCTTTAAGACACCCAAAAGGGTACGAAAATGAGCCATATATGACACATTATATGCGTTCGGGTATAATTTGTCTGATATATCCATCATTATATGCATTTAAATGCATTAATGTATGAAAAACCCACACTACTGTTAAATAATGTGGGTCTTCTCGGCATTTTTCCGAATTTGTCCGGTTTTTATTACAAAAAACTAGAAATTTTACTTATGAAATCTCGCAAGCACCACTAGCGCAAGCAGCCTCGCCTAGTAGGCTTGTGTTGTCGCTAATTTCTACAATATTTGCGACATTAATCTTGCTCACCACCTTAGATAATTCAAGGTAGGTGGCCTCGTCAATATCTTCAAAGGGGGTCTGCTTATATGAACCCAAATCTTGTGGCATAAAGGAGAGACCATTATAGTGATTCTGATTATCCCACAACCATTCTCCAACGATTCCCCATTCGTTTGGTTTCATAGTTACACTTGCTGAAACATTGTGCGTATTCTCGCCATAAACGTGCCCAGGTTTGATCCATTTCTCGTGAAGCAACTTCACCCTCTCTAGGAACTGAATTGCGCTCTCAGAGTGTCTAGTAATCGAACCCTTTGGAGCAGCGATTGGGACACATACATACGCCTCAGCAGAAGTAGAAAGACTATCCTCTAATAATTCCGGGTGATTGATTAGCAAGTAAGTATAAAGTGCTTCGCTCTTACCCACTTTCATTCTACGAATGTAGTAGTCTGAGTGCCAAGGGTGAACACCAGATGAGCATCCCAAAACGATTGAGGAGGTTCCTGATGGCTTGATTGTAGTAATACGAGCAGAAGGTCTGATTCCAATTTCGTAAGCGGTTTCTACATTGATTCTGTAAGCAACTTCAGCAGCTTCTGGCATATCTAGGTCAAGAACCTTACCCGATGCAACACCCGTCATTCCGATTCCCAATAGGGCCTCTCTCTCAGTTACTTCTTTCCATTCGGGTCTCAGATAATGAAAGTCTGTGTACGATGCTTGGAGCGTTCCAATAAAGGCAGCAGCAGCCGTTCTCTCTTCAAAATCATGCTGATCTTTCAAGTCAGATGCATTAATTTCTACTAGATTACAGAATTGGAATGAGTTCAAACTAATCTCAGCGCAAGGATTAGTACCAAGTTCCAAATCATTGGTAAAGAAGAAACCAGGTTCACCTGAGTTACTTATCTCAACCTTTTTCCACAAGTCCAAGAATTGACTCTTGTCGATTTTACCACGGAGTAATTTTGCACTGTTATTCGCACGACCACGCTGTGGATTTGATACGTACCATTCACCGAACTTACAAGTAAGCATCTGCTCATCATCGTGATCAAACAAGGCAATCATTGCAGACCTACGGATACCACCAGCCAATACTGCATTTGCAATGTGACATAGGATATCGTGGCACTCTAAGGATGATAGTTGTTCGCCATCTTGTTTGCGTTCGAGGATGGCTTCGATATGCATTAAGCAAATCTTCAAAGGCTCTGGACCTGGTGCTACTCCTCCACTTGTAATCAGTCTCTCTCCCTTTGCACGAATAGAACGGAAATCAAAATTGGGTTTCCAAGTGCTGAGACCGAAATAAGACTTCATCAATACCTTAACTGAATCAGCCCATCCTTCGATATTGTCGGGGATTAGATATCTTCTTTGCTTTTTTGGTTTTGCAATCGCAGGTAGTTTAGCAATGTGGTTGTTGCTGACTGAATACCCAACACCAGTTCCAGAAAGAAGAAGGAACATAGTCTCATTAAATGCTCGATAATCATCAATATGCAGATAACTACAATTAAAAAGACGTGCGTTATTAACTTCAATAGGCTTACCAGCAAATTGAAGAGATCGCATAGAAGGGAGGATTTTTTTATCATAAACGAAGGCATAGGCTTTTCTTATTAACTTTTCAAGATCAGGAAATTTACGAAGGTGCATCTGCATATTGCGATCCACAATTTCTTTCCATATTTCTCTTCTTTGTAAGGTATCAGCGTATTTAGCATACTTGCTCCATACAACAATGTCAGATAGTATTTCGTGATTCAGTTCCATATTAAAATGCTTTTCCGTGTTTGTAGCCTCTCATAGAATTGTACTTCATCTTCAACTCGATGTGCTTCTCAAGGTCAATATTCATACCTCCGCAAAGGTCAAACAGACGGATGGCAACATCTGCAATCTCATCTTCAAAAGAGGATTTGATTTTCTCTTCAAATAAAGATTTCCAAATTCCAATGTCCATTTTGAACTCCTCGTCAGAGCTATTCAATTCTAAATCTTTCTGTAATCCATCAGCAATGGATTTTTCCGCATAGTGATTCTTACGCAGTGCTTCTTGGGCTTCTGCTACTTCACTAACAATTAACATTAACATCTCGGAGACGTTTCTTTCTGTGTCCCAAAAGCCTTTATCTTTGGCTACTTGGTGTGCTTTCGTAATTAAATCTTTCATAAGGGCTACAAATATAATCTGAGCCCCAAGCGAATGCAAATTATTTTTTTGTTGTTTTGCCGTTTCTACCGTTCCTAGCACGATTTGCGGAACTCTTTTCAAGCACCATTTTGCCTGATTTTGTGTGACTTAGGTCAACACCACTAGCATTACGCTTGCCGTAAATTTTTCTTTTGCGAGCCTCTTTATTTAACTCAGAACGATACTTTACTCTCTCAGGAGTGGCTTGATACTTCTTTTCATAAGAATAATCTCTCCCTGTGGCCTTATTGGTCTTGGGAGCAGTATTCTTTCCAACTATTTTATTTTTTGGCATTTCTCTTTTCAATTATTTCTCCAATGAGGTAAGATATTCCTATTGTAAAGGTAACAAATAATAACCCAAACAAGAATCCCTCTAACATCATTTTCTGAACTTGGCTGTTTTCTTTGCTATAGATTTGGGCTGTGCTACAAATTGCTTGCCTGCTTTTAACCCTGCTGACTTAGCTCTATTTGTTGCACTCTTTTCTCCAGCACTCAATGACTTCCATGCTTTCTCTGGTAAGTATCTTTTCTTACCTTCTGACTTAGTTCCATCTGAGGTTGTCCACTTTTGATCTCCCCACTTGCTTAATTTGTTTGAGGAACTTTTAGCACCGGAGTATCCTCCACCTTTTGATTTGTAAATCTTAGTGGCTAACTGCATAGCCCTTGCGCTGTGCTTACCGCCCATTTTTGCCTTTGCCTGTGATTTGGCTGAGGCCCATAAAGAAGGGTTTGTTTTTACTGCTGTGCTCATCCTTGACCTCGGTTTGGTTTACGATAATTTTTACTAGTCTTCAAGGAGCTGTTCTTTTTCTTAGAAACAACTCCAGGTCTCTTAGTGGATGCTTTTGGTTTCCACTTTCCTACTTCTTTGTTGACCTTGGTAGCCATTATTACTCTTTAATCTTCTTGATGTAATAAATAGCACCTAGGATACCAGATAAAATACCAATTGTAGCAGCGATCAAAGAAAATACAGGTAGCCAAGCAGTAGCAAAAGAAATAATTGTTGAACCTCCAGAGATGAAGGTCAGTGTATTAGCCGTTGAATCGTTCTGCTGCATCATCACTTCTTTTTCTTTTTACCAATTACTCCTTTGGCCATCAAAATATCCATTTTGGTTACTTTGCCATCCTTGTTAATATCAGGGAAAGACTTTGATTTTTTAGTGCTAGTTTTAGACATCGTCTTTGCAGTAGCTTTTTTTCCGTACATCATTATTTTTTCTTCTTAATCATTTTACCAAACATCATCTTCTCCTTAGACTCAACTTTCTTACCCTCTTTCTTTTCGTGTTTCATCTCGGCTTTCTTAGAAGCATATTTTTCCATTCCTCCGTACTCAGAAATCTTCTTAGCAGCGGCTTTTTTTATAGGTTTTTTCATGTGTTTTTATTTTTTCTTTATTTTGATTGAACTAGTTGGGATGTCCTTTATATACTTCTTCGGTTGACCTTTCGGTTTAAATTGAGGCTCTCTGTACTTAATGTAGGCTGCCATACTGTCTTGTTGAGACTGATTCATTGGTTCCTGCCTAAAAACTGGAGTCGTTGCAGATGAAGAAGTTTTTGGTGCATTAATACCACCCATAGCCGCTCTCTTCATCATATACTCTGTCATAGATGGTGAGCCTTTCTTTTTATCGTTTTTTGTTGCCATTTTTCTTTAATTTGTTTTGATTTGATTTAAAATTTACTTGGTGATTTGCAAAAATTATTTCCTCCACCGACTTTTGAAGAGCCTCTAGAGACAGTAGAAGAACGAACTTGCTTCTTTACCTTG